AATTTGTACCTCCGTTGGAATACGTAGCACTTGTAGAGGCTATAGTCTGCCCCCAGTTTAGATTTACACTACGTGAGGCAGCTTCAGCTTGAGGTGTAAATGCAAATAACAGAGTAAATGCTATAAATACCACAATCCATTGTTTTTTCCATTTTATTGTAGCTATAGTCATCTAATCCTCTCCTCAAATAATTTTTTATACACATATACTAGCCTGTTACCTATTTTTACATTATTATAGATTTACGAGTAACTATACTGTTTTTCTTATTGAAGGGTTCTTATCGTAAGTTAAAAGCCTCACTATGAATGAAAATCCTCAAGCGTATGGATACAACATTATACAAGCTGAACCGTCAGATCATCTAATCAAGCTGATCTGTTTCTGAAAAGCCACGGAAATAATAATTAGACCATGTATCTCTAATATCAACCCAATAATCACCTACGAGCACAGCTTCAAATGTTGCATTACCTCCATAAAAAGGGGTGAAGCCCGTACATCTTAATGATTTCTTATTACAAAGTCGAACCTGTAACGCAGAAGCATTTGTTCCCATATATGTTGCCGAACCACTATTCCAATTTACTCGTTCTAGATCGTAAACTTTAACAATTACATCATGTGTATCATTAGCCCATCTGTCTGTAGTTACCTTTATTTCTCCATCATAATTTTTATCCTCAGTTTTGAAATTCCAAGTAGTGCCAGCGAAAGCTTCAGAAGTTGCTCCAAATAAGAAGGCTATTGTCATAATCATTAACACACTACAATTTGATAAAACTTTCTTCATTTTCATTCCTCCCCTTTTAGAATGATAAAACACACTAAGCATTACGATTTTATTATATTGGATTAAAACTCCTTTTTTTACATTTTTTTAAAATTATTTAATTAATAATTTACTGATACTTTTTTTGTATACCGTATACAAGTCCAGTTAATATAAGATATCATTATCAGAAGTTCTTTCATTTCTAAAAGCTTTTTCTGTCAAGGGATTTTCCTATTCCTCAAAAATATGAAATATGCAGGATTTTATGCGTACTTGATATGATAAGGCTTGTTTGTCATTTCTCTTCAGACGATACATTACGATTTGTATAGAATTCTGCATACTCTCGGCGTTGTTAAAACTATTTATTTTTAGTTCAAAAGTTACTTAGCGTGTTTTTTTCGAAATGATGGCGGTACCCCTCTTTAGAATGAATCGTAATCTTTTTGATTAGCTCTTCTCACTTTTTCTTTTTGTGGATTCTGCAATTCAATATATTCACTAATGTAATCAAGGCACATACCAATTGTCATTTCGTCTAAATCTAAACTTGTAAGCTTACATTTATAACACAAAGCAAGGAACGTCTCAGTGGTAAATCCCTCTCCATCGTCAGCTCCTTGCTCATCACTTACATCTTTTTTTTAGATTGCATAGAAGCCATTAACATATCTTGAATTTCTGGAATGATTTCGTAAATTGGGAACTCATCAAATGTATCGAGCCAAGTAATTGGATCAGGAATTGTTGGATCTGCTGTTTTGGCTAATACATAAGTAAAGTTATAGAAAACATCCATATCTAATAAACTAAAATCCATATTATCTAAATCATTCATATCTACATTCATTAGCGGATATAGTTTCATTAGTTCTGAAAAGTAATCTTTTCCGAATTGTGCTTTATATCGCTTAGGAGTTCCACCTGTGCTTTTTAATCGAACTTGTTTAGCATCTACTACAATCGTTTTTTCCATCTAATTACGCTCCTTTTGGTGCTGCTGGTGTTTTTACATACACTTTTTTGTACCAGTTATCATGAATTGCTTGCGTTGTTTTAGCTGTTGTTTTTGTTTTAACCATGCGCTTTCCATTGAGATCAATAGGACTAGATACAAATTTCAACTCATTTGTATTAGGCTCTGCAGAGTTCGTTTTTGATTTAGATGCAAGAGTTGGGCGACTTGCTGAACAATTATACATAACATGACGTGTTGCGTTCACATCACCATCGAATTCAAATAATAATGCGAAAGGCTTACTTTTTGCATCTGCCAATTCGTTTAACACACCATCTTCTTCATCTAATTGCTCCCCTAATGCATCAATTGCAAATTGATCTGGCATTCTAGCAATTGATAATGTTCCATCATAGCCCTGGTTATTACTTGCAGAATAATAAAGCATGTCATCTGCATAAAATTCAATTAAGTCCCCACGTGGATCAAACGTCAATTCAACCGCACCCGGCATTGCGATTGGCGTTCCAAACGTAACTACATTATCTTTCACATCATATAGTGCATAATGAACGTTCTTCAAACCAAACGTTACTTTATTTTCATTCACTTAAATCAACCTCACTTCATAAAATTTTTGAAATAATTTCTCTGATTCAATAAACGTTTCAAATGGAGAGTCATAAGGCATCTCATGTTCATCTAAGACATTTTCAAGCTTGGCTTCCGCGGCCAAATCTTTTTTTATTGTGTAAAGCTCAATATTGATATCATTTATTTTGTGATAAACCTTATTGTCAGCCATCATATTAGATGAGCCGTCCACAAGGATACAAATATAAGGTGGCGATGGTACAGGATTACCAGGTGTTGCGGTGAAATGCGAATAAGCCACAGGATAACCTGTAGCTTCAAGTATCTTTTTCAATTCAACTAGTGTCATCCTCTTATCGCCTCTTCAACTTTACTGATAAACTCACTTACTACCATTTCTTCGACAGGCCTAATATGCGGTTTTGCTGCAACGCGACCGCCACCGGCTTTTACATGACCATGTTCAAGTAAGTGTGTAAGTTGGTAATCAGTTGCATTGTGAATTACAACATCGTTACCAACCTTTTTTACTCGCCAACCTTTGCGATATTTTCCAGATAACTTAGGGCTCTTCGTTTTTAACTCATCAACACCCTTTTTAGCAACTTCCACCTTTGAAACTTCTACTTTTTCTTCTACTTCTCTTGTATATGTTGCTACTTGTCTAACAATCTCATTAGCTAAATCGTCCACACTAGTCACCGGCTTTCACCTCACAGTACAGTTCCGTAAAACCATCAGACCGCATAAAAGTCCTGTAGATGGAATATTTCTTTTTACCATACTTTATTTTTTCTTCTTCATCATACTCATCTGAGTCTACAACTAACATAATTTGCGGTTTACGATTCAATTGTCCTGCCGAATAAAACTCTGATTGGGTAATGCTTAATTTAGAACAAAAGATTTGTCTTTCTTCTTCACCATCTTCAATTGCTTGACCAAGATCATCATTAATTATTTTGAGAGAAATCAAAAAGCACACATCGTCTAATGATATGTGCTTTGGATTCCCTACACTTGATTTAAGTGATGGCATTTGCAGTCCCTGCCTTTTTAATGACTCTATTGTTAATCCGAATTTGTAAATTCCGAGACAAAGGAACATCTTCTTGTCGCTTTCGATAAGACCATGCTGCATAGTCCACAGTGAGCATTTGGTCATCAATACTTTCAAAATCTAATATAATTCCTGTTCTCTCAATTTCATTTTGCGAACTAACTAATAAACTATTAAAATAAGCATCCCTCAAATCATGAGTGATGCCCAAATCAAGTTTTAATAGATTGAGTAAATTTTGTTTAACTTGTTCATTCATTGCTTTCCATTTCCTTGATTAAAGGCTCACCTCTTAAGTTGTCACTTCCTAAAAGTTCTTCTACTCGTTCTTTCTTAGTGCGCCCCTTATAAGGATACTGATCTCCTTTATAATAAACGTGATTATCATCTTGTAAGTCCGTAAAATCTTCTAAGACTACATACTTAGCCATACATAATCATCCTTTCTTTATGCTCCTGCTGGCGCTGTTGTGTATGTGATGTAGTAACCAGCATCCGTATCAACCTTTTTAACATCAAAACGTACAAAACCAGCTAACAATTGACCGTAAATATCATTATCAATCCATTTAACAGAAGCTTGTTTGCGATTGAATAAAGTACAGAATTCTTTAGCATCGCCTATGAAACCAACTAAATCACCAGCCTTTGTTCCGATGATATCATCATCTAAAACGACTACCTCTTTGCCTTTAATACGTTTACCAGATGCAACAGTAATATCATCTTGTAATAAATAACGACCATTTTTATCTTTTAATAGATCTAATGCATTAAATAGTGAAGAGGATACATAAGCTTTTACATTGTATACATTTTTAAATCCAGTATTTAATAAAGTAACAATTCCATCTAGCCCAGTAACAGGTTTAGCCGTTGCTGATTTGAAAATAGCTGCAATTTTTGCATTCTTAGTATTTAAATCTTGATCTTGAATATCTTCTGCAATTAAACCAGTGATATCATAATCTGCATCATCAATTACTTCTTGAGAAACAGGAATGTAACCACGGTATGTGTCAACGTCATATTTCACTTCTTCAAACGTTGGTTTTGCAAGCTCCGGATTTTTAGCAAGTTCTGCAACAGAAACCATTTTTCCATTTGATTTCTTAATAATTGGATATTTACCAGAGCCGCGATTAACTGGTACTACACGGATATATTGTGTTAAATCAACTGTATCAACAAGTTTTTTCTTTGGCGCTAATAATTCTTCTGGGATTAATGCTCCACCTTCCACAGATGTGAAGCCAGCTCGTGTTTGGTCTTTAGTACGTACATAAGCATTGATTGCTTCGCGTGTTTCATTATGTTTTGGCATATTACGTTTCGCTCCTTTGTTTGGTGATTTACGATTAGATGCTTCTAATTCCTTTTCAAGTTCTTCAATTTCTTCTGTTAATGTCGTTTTCTCATCTTCTGTGGAAGTAATAGCATCATCGTTTTCCTTAATACTTGCTTCAAGTGCTATTAAATCTTCTTCATTATCGATTCCATCA